TTTTTCCATTGGGCGAACATTTCTACTGATGAAGGTAGTGATAAAAGTCTATCACATTTTGCCCGAAATTTGCCCGAAGCGGGAGGGCAAAACCCGCAAAGCCTTACGGAAAGCCTGTTTTATTGGTGGAGATGAGGAGAATCGAACTCCTCTTTGTTTCGGCACGTGTGCCGAAAATGTCCTTGAAATAAGGCTTTTTCAAAATGGGCTGTCTCAAAAATCCATCTGTCACGGACAAATTTTGCCCGGGATTTTGCCCGAAGATAAATCTAAATAGTACATATAAATGGACTGATAATGAAAAGCCTCCGAGAGATCCTCGGAGGCTCTTTTTCTTTAAGTGGCAGTTAATAGACAAATCAGTCGGTCTGTGCTCCGTCCTTCTCGAGGTTGGTGAAGGTGAGATCGACGACCTTTGCGATCTTCTGGTCTTCGCCTTCGACGATATGGCCGTAGGTCCCGAAAGTGTCCATGCTGACGGAATGGCCGACCACGTCCTTGATGGACTGCTCCGGGAGAACTGACTTCATCATCGAGATGAACGTGTGACGGAGCGAGTACACGGAACCGGGAAGGCCGCGCTCCTTCTTCAGCTGGTTCCAATGATTCCGCATCGTGCTCTGATTACCCTGGGAACCGTCAAGCGAACAGAAGATCCAGTCCGTGTCGAGGTTCATCTGTTCGTTCCTGCGAATAGTTTTTCGGAGGATTCCGTCTGCGAGTTCTCCGATCGGAACGATCCTGCGTGCATTCGCGTTCTTTCCTTCTGTGATCTGGCCTTTCGCGTTGACTGCCCGTCTGATCGTCACTCGGTTATGCGTGAAGTCAGAGACCTTCAGGCCGAGAGCTTCGCCCGGTCTCATGCCCGTGAGAAGCAGGAAGCAGAAGAGAGGATGATACCAGAGCTCGGAGGGCTTGAGCAGGTTCCTGACATCCTCGAACTGCAGGATCTCTTTTTCCTTCTTGAAATGGCCGCGAGGGATATAAAGATCGCCTCGGAGGAGCTCGCACTGATAATCTTGATATCCGAATTTGATGATTCCCATGATAACTCCGCGTAGAGACTTCAGTGTCTTCTCGGACAGCGGCTTTTTCTGCCCTCTGGCTTCGTTGATGACGCTCTGCCAGTCGCGCAAGGTCATTTTGCATATCTTACGAGCTCCGCATTGTGGCGCGATGTAGAGGCGAATATAGCGCTCGTATTGAACATAAGCCTCCGAGGAAGCTCCGCGACGAGCTGCGACGTCTTCAAGAAATTCGGAGGCTACTTTTCCGACAGTCTTCTCTCCGGTGCCTTCGGAGTAGTACCACTGTTCGAACTTGGCCATGACTTCACGGCGGCCTTTTGGTCCCGGAGTCTTCGAAGAGAAGGAAAATGTCTTTCCTTCCTTCATGAATCTGATTCTCCATCTTTGGCCGTCCCAGTGTGGTGCGTTCATGTGTTTTCTCCCTGAGTAGACTTTAAGTAAGCAGCATAACTCTTCAATTTTGCAATATTTTCAGCCGTCAGACCATCAGTGAGAGATTCATCACTTACCTCGGTCATAACATCCATAAGTTTTCCGGGAGTAGTATGTAGTGCGATAGCCAGATCAGGGAGACGCTCTATTGAAATGTTATTTTTGCCTTTTTCAATGGCACTGATCGCAGCTCTACCTGCAAAGCCTGACTTCTTGGCAAGCTCTTCCTGAGATAAGCCCTCTGACTCGCGTAACCGTCTTATGTAATTTCCCAAATTTTTCAGTTTTTCGTTATCCATATCTATCTCCTTCTTATTTTGATTATAGGGGGAATGTTACAACTTTGCAACATTGACTTGACTTGTGTCAATTTGCACTTGACGGAATAAAACGAGATTGTTATCGTAAAGGTGTCAAGCATGACACGACACGAAGCAAAGGAGGTAAAAGAATGACCAACTACGCAAAATTGAAGGGCTTAATGGCCGAAAGAGGACTTGAAGTTACAAAGCTCGCTGCGATTCTTGGCATATCAAGACAGGCTGCTTCTGACAAGATCAACGGAAAGTCAAGGATCACTCTTACGGATGCCCAGGCTATCTCGGAGGCATTAAGAATGAACAGCAAGGAACGTGATGTAATTTTTTTTGCTGACGATGTCAAGCCGGAGGCGACAGGATGATCCGCTCCGGACTCTATCCGCAGCTCGGAAAGTATTTCAAGACCACAGAAGAACTCGCCGCCGCCGGATGTATGTCAGTCAGAAGACTATATGACTGTCTTCGAGGACTAAAGGAGTTCACGGATCAGGAGAAGCGCGCCATCTGGAACGCGATTCTCGTCAAGACAAACAAACTCGAAGTCAGTGGCGACTTCGACGAACAGTTCAAAAGAAAGGCAGGATAAACATGAAATTACTCACATTTTTATTCATTCTCGGATCTCTCAGCCTGGGCTTCGCAGGTGGCATGGCATTTATGGCCATCTTCTACAAGAGCCTAATCAAGGACCTGAGAGCTGAGAACAGGAAGCTCCGCTCATCCAACACAATGCTCAAGAAGTCCAAGAAGGACACGGTCGAGGTTATCTATTCGACAGGCTTTGACGGAGAGACAACGACCGACTGCCCCGACGACTACTATCCCGACTTCTCAAAGAACTGGTGAGGTACATCATGATCGATTATGAAGTTTTTATAGGCAGAACTGAACGAAACAGAAAGAAGACCTATCTGGTAGCAGAACCGGGCACGACATATATCAGAATGTGCGAAGCTGCCAAAAGGTTCTTCAGATGCTCGGAGGCCCATCTTGAGGTTGTTAACGGATATGTGCTCAATGATGAGCTCTATCTGGAAGATCCTCATAAGAGAGGCGCGAAGCTGAAGTGCGTCGCCTTCTATGTATAGGAGGTACCGGCATGAACAATACGATACTTCAGAACAAGGCGACCGTCATCGGAAGCGAATACTTCTCTGACTGGCTTCGTTTGAAACTCAAGAAAACCCATACAACTTATGCACAGCTCGGCTCGGCTTTGGGATATGACCGGAAGGCGATCATGGCATACGTCAATAACCAGAGGAGCCCGAGACTCGACACTGTTATCGCCATTTTGGACTATTTCGGCGAAGACTGCGTAAACATTCCTTTCAGACAGGCAGGAGGTTAATCATGGCGAAGAAGAAAGAATTGACAGCTGACGAGATCAGACAGCAGATCTCGGAACTGCAGGAGCAGCTGAAGCTTATTGAGAACAAAAAGCTTGACTTTGAAAACATTCAGGCAGGAGATCATTTCAATTACTGCGGCCTTGAGTGGGTATGCTTAGATCCGGACTTTGAAGGCGGTGTTTTGTCGATCGTTGCAAAAGCCTGGAAAGATGAAGTCAAATTTTCAGAGAAGAATGACAACAATTACAGGACATCTGATATCAGGAAGATCCTTCTCAAAGAGCTTGCTCCCAAGCTTGAAGGATGTGTTATTAACTACTTCCCGGATCTGACGGAAGAAAACGGCAAGAGCTTCGAGGACATTCACTATGAAGATCCTGTCTTCTTACTTTCATTATCCGAGTACATCAGGTACTCGAAGTTTATCCCATACGACAATTACGGCGATTACTGGTGGCTCAGAACACCGCGTTTGCGTTCGGCCAATAGGGGCACCTCTAGCAGTACATGGCATGTCAATACTTCAGGCAATGTCTACTACTACTACGGCGCCATCTACGCCCTCGCGTGTGCTCCCGCTTGTATTTTCATCCGTTAATCATGGCAATCGCCGTCCGACACTTCGGACGGCCATAAGAAAGGCAGGTAAATAATGTTCATTAAATTGCATGGAGTCCTCGGCCAGAGGCTCGCAATAAATCTCGACGATATTCAGGCCGTCCAGGAGATACTTGATAACTCAAAGTATTCAAAGGCGCTCGAAAGCGGTGCAAAGTCCGCGATCACGGTCGGAGGCGAAGTGATCCTCGTCAAGAACTCGTTTACTCAGATCGAGAACATCCTGAAGAAGGTCGAGCAGATCGGAGGCACGAAATGAAAGACAAGATCCTCGAGACTGAAATCTCGAACGCATGTGAGACCATCGCAAAGGCTCTCCGTCACTACTCAAAGGAACCTCTCGAACTGATTATCAACATCGATACGCGCGAGGCCGTCCCGGAGGAGGGAACAGACTTTTATTCTTTCGTCATAACTGATTCGAAAGGTGACGTCATCATGGATCTCGGGAAGCGGATCGCGTACTGCTGGGACGATAACAACGGACAGGAAGTTATCCGGGAAACATACAAGTGTTATGGAGGTGTGGACGATGGAACCGATTAGAAACTGCGAGCACTGCGCGTTTTATGTAGAAACGAAAAGCCCCATCTCAGACGGCTTCTGCTATGCCAGGAAGAGTAATCCGCAGCCGGTTCGTAAATGGTTCACAAAATGCAAGTTCTGGAGCGAAAGGAGCGAAGATGATACACAGAGCCGATCACAGTGATAACTATATGGTTATTTCTAATAGGATCGCTCGAGACGAGAGACTCTCGCTGGAGGCTCGCGGACTTCTGATGTTCATGCTCTCCATGTCTGACGATTGGGATTTCAGTGAAAAAGGTCTCATGTTTCAGACCGGACTGAAGAGATCTGTCGTTCTTCGCTTGGTAAAAGAGCTCCGTGATGCTGGCTACATTGTCATCAAACAGGAAATCCAAAAGAACGGCAAATTTGCCACTAAAGCATGGGAAATATATGAGAATTGCACCGAAGTCCGAAATAACCGAGGTCGGTTAAAACCGAGGTCGGTTAAAACAGACTACGGCAAGACGGGAAGCCTTGAACTCATTGAATCTCAACCGAAGTCCGAAATAACCGAGGTCGGTGAAAACCGAAGTACGGCTGAACCGAGGTCGGTTTCTACCGACGTCGGTGAAAACGGACCTATAAGAAATACCAATATAGAAAGAAATACCAATATAGAAAGAAATACCAAAGAGAAAGAAACAGGGAAGCGCTTCGCGCCTCCGACTGTCGAAGAAGTCGCTGCCTACTGCCAGGAACGAGGAAACAATGTCAATCCTGAGGCTTTTGTGGACTTTTACACCTCAAAAGGCTGGATGGTCGGAAAGAACAAGATGAAGGACTGGAAGGCGGCAGTCAGGACATGGGAGAGGGAGAGAAGCGGAAAGCCTCAAGCATTTCCTTCCGGGAACCAGTTCGTCGCACTTATGCAGCAGGAGGGTTACTTATGAATCGACAGGAAACACTTCAGCTTCTGGCAGTTCTTTCGGCCTATTACAACATCAAGGTACAAGATCCGTCTGCAACAGCTACTACCTGGGAAAGAGTGCTCAAAGATTATCCGGCAGATGCGATCACAAAGGCAGCACAGCTCCACATGGACACGAGTCAGTGGACAAGGCTCCCGACTCCTGCAGAACTTATCAAGCTGATCCCAAGAGCAGACCTTATAGCCAGATCCGAACGAATGGCACTGGAAGCACCAAAGAAGAAGGCAAAGGTCTCGGAAATCACCAAGAAAGAGGACAAATTCCTCGATAAGTTCATTGAAGCGCAGATCGAATGGGAGAAGGAAATGTGGGGAGATGACGATCCGACGGCAGGGTTTCTGCCTTATGAACAGTAAAGGAGATATCAGACGATGAACGAATTAACTATTTTCAAAAACGAGGACTTCGGAGAAGTCAGGATAATTGAAATTGATGGCAAACCTTACTTTGTGGCGAATGATGTTGCGAATGCTCTTGGTTACGCAAGCCCGAAGGATGCAGTATCAAGACATTGCAAGGGGGCGCTGAATCATCGCCACCTTACAAATGGCGGCGAGCAGGAAATGAAGATCATTCCTGAGGGGGATGTGTATCGCCTCATAATCAGATCATCACTTCCGGGAGCTGAAAAATTTGAATGCTGGGTATTTGATGAAGTGATTCCGAGCATACGCAGAACTGGAGGATATAACCTTCCTCAATCTTATGCAGAAGCTCTCAGAGCTCTGGCTGACAAAGCTGAGAAGATGGAGGCTCTGCAGAAACAGAACCAGCTGATGCAGCCGAAGGCAGAGTTCTTTGATGCAGTTACAGACTCAAAAACCGCGATACCTCTCGGAGATGTAGCAAAGATCCTCGACATGGGTATAGGCCGCAACAAGCTTTTCGAGTTCCTTAGGCAGAAGAGCATCCTCACTTGTGACAACAGACCGTACCAGAAGTACATCGATGCCGGATACTTCCGTGTTATTGAGCAGAAGTACGAGGTCAATGGAGAGGTCAGGATCAACATTAAGACCTTGGTATTTCAGAAGGGAATTGACTGGATTCGAAAGCAGCTGGTCAAGGAGGGTTACGAAACATGAACGGAATTCTGATAGACCAAGAGGCTTTGAAAGAAGTAATAAACGATTTGTTTAGGACAGGCGAGTACGACTGCAATTCAGTATTAAAGGCTATCGACAATGCCGAGCCAGTTGATACGAGCGAACGAGAGACGGAAGCTTACAAAAAGGGGTATGTTGACGGAATGATACGTTTTTCGAAGCTTTCCAATGATGTGCTTGAAAAATTATTGCGAGGCGGTGCTTTATGAAGAATGAGTTCTATTTGCATTTTGAAGACGGCATGCCGAAAGCAACAGCTCAGCAGAAAGGCGAGCGAATCGGTTACAAGCGTATCGGAGGCAAACTGGTCCCGTGTATTGACCACTATCGCAAAGCTAACGTGCAGCTCGCAAGGAACATGTTTACGGTCAAAATGAAACCATACAGGCCAAAGCAGCCCTCCGAGCGTCCGATCAAACTCGTGGTCTGCCTCTACTTCGATATTTCAAAACCAAAAAAGATCTGGGGAAAGTACAAGACAACAAGACCGGACTGCGATAACTACGTCAAGGAGATCAAAGACGTCATGACGGAGCTGGGATTCTGGAAAGATGATGCTCAGGTAGTGGATCTCCACGTTATCAAAAGATATTCAGAAAAGGCAACGATCTACATACAGTTGGAGGAATTAGACGATGAATGAACCGAAAATCAGTTATATACAGAGAAAGATGCTTCATCCGCATCCTGAGAACCCGAGGAAGGATCTCGGAGACCTGGAAGAACTCAGGGAGTCCATAAGAGAAAACGGCATCATGCAGAACCTGACTGTCGTTCCTGACTGGGATGAGGATGGCTACAAGATCCTCATAGGTCACAGACGTTTCGCGGCCTCGGAGGGCATTATTGACTTATTGCCTTGTGTTATTGTTCCGGATCTCTCGCCTCGTGAGCAGGTCGGCATCATGTTGGCCGAGAACATGCAGCGCTCGGATCTGACCTTCATAGAACAGGCTCACGGTTTCCAGCTCATGATGGACTTAGGTGACACAGTCGAGAACATATCCAAGAAGACAGGATTTTCGAAGCAGACCATCAAGCACAGACTTGAGATCAGCAAGCTCGACAAGGGAGCTATTGAAGAAGCTCAGAAGAACTTCCAGCTGTCTATCGGTGACTTCATCGAACTGGAGAAGGTCAAGGACCTTGCAGCGAGGAATGACATCCTCGAAGTGGCCGAAAACTCTGAAGACATTAGGGACGAAGTCGAACGCTATCTCACAGATCTGAAAATCGAAGAGAATAAGAAGAAATATATCGAGCTCTTCAATGAACTCGGCTGGAAAGAACACTCTGAAAGATGGTTCGGATATGGTAAGCAGTGGAACCATCTCGATAATCTATGGCTCGACCTTGAGAAGTTCGAACCCGATAAGGTCAGGGAAGTAGCCAAGAAGGCAAAGGGCGAGATCTACTACTCAAACCTCAAAAACTCAAATTCGGTCAATTTTGCGCGAAAAATCTCCAAAAAAGACGAAAAAGCGAAGAAAAAGACCAAAACCGAACTCCGCGAGGAGGAAATGAAGAAGAAACAGTCTCAGCTCGAAGCTGCTCGGAGGGATATCTGCGACGAATATCTGAACTACATCATATCCATTCCGGAAGAGAAGCTCGATGATGTTTACTCCGTCAAGTACCTTGTCGTCTCAAGGATCTGGGATCAGCTCGAGAAACTTGAAGCCTATATCACTGGCTTCGATCATATCTACGGCGTCAAGTCGAACAGAAAGGACTGGACTCTGCTTCAGGAGACTTATAAGGACTTCGATCTTCTTCAGCGCATGATGCTCAATATGTGGAAAGCTCTCGCATCTGATTATCAGAACAAATTTGTTGGTTATAACCACGTGAAGAATGAAAAGATCCTCGAAGCTCACCAGGAGCTCTATGACATTCTCAGGAAGTTCGGATTCAGATTAGATCCGGAGATGGAAGCTGTCATCGATGGAACCTCCGAGCTCTATCTGATCGATGGGAAGGAGGTTGAGAAATGAGGATCTGCAATTCAGAAACCTTGAAGAACCATTTCGAAAATCTGGTTGATGTCAAGCTCTTCACTCCTGCAATGATATGCACGATCATCGACACGCTCAGCGTTGAGCTCCCGGATGGAACAGAGATCATCTGGCCAAGCCGCGGACGTGGATCGAGACAGACCAGAGAAGAACTTCGGAGGCTCATGAACAGAAAGCCTGATATCGTCGGAGGAGGCCAGAGATATGATGACTAAGTCAAGATACTGGGTGCTTGTTTACAAGAAACGATATTGCGCATTTGATTCAAAAAGCGAAGCCAAGCTCTGCATCAAGTTCTTCATTGAAGATCGTCTCATTGACGGCTCAGCTCTCGAGATCGAAGAAGAACAGATAGAAACTGTCGGAGGGTGCCTGTATGAACGTTAAGGAAATGCGCGAAGATACCCGCATCTGGTTCAAAAGGGCGTGGGAGAAAGACAACCTGAGAGAGACCTATATGGGGAGAAATCAGGATATCATCTCGCAGCTCTCGGGGATAGGCAAGTACGATTCCGAGTTCATTCCTGCACAGACAGGCGAGAACTCCGTCGAGACAAAGAACCTTGAGTATAGCGACAACTGCAGAAAGATCGAGAAGCTGATAGACGAGATAGCCAGGATGAACGTGAGAACGAACGAGGTCATCTCACAGATCGATAACATCAAGTCAAGGTTCATGCTCTATGACCGGTTCGTCAGACGTCTCACTATGGGACAAATAGCAATCAAGTATCACTATTCGACCAAGCAGGCGGGCAGATATGTCAACAAGGGACTGGATGAAGCCCGGAAGTATATCACGGATGACGAGATCAAGGAGGCACTTTATGGATAGTTTCTCTGCATTCTTCGTAGGACTGGGAGTAGGTCTCGCTCTGGGAATAATCTTTTCAGCTATCTTGGCCGCTGTTAAGTGAAAGGAGAAGGTTTGAAATGAGAAATAAATACACAAGAAAAGTGACCAAACAAGTTAATGAAAGCTATGGATTAAAAATAACTTGCGACATATGTGGCAAAGTCATTTGTGATTTTGATGCCAATCCGCCGAAGAGTTCTACTGGGGAAAGTGCAGAATTTTTCACCTTAACAACAGGTCACCATGATTGGGGAAATGACAGTCCTGACAGCATTGAGAATATAGATATTTGTTCTGATGATTGTGTCAAGACAGCTCTTATCGATTATCTTAATGAATCAAAAGGAAGTACAACGGCTTATTTTCAATTAAGTAAAGGACGAGCATGTAAGTGGAAAGATCCGAGAACAGGAGAAATTTTTTACTATGAACGATAAGGAGTGAACAATTATGGATGAGATTAAGGCAGACCTGTTCGTGGCAGGAAAGATGAACGGCGTGAGCTCATGGGTTATCAAGGAGATTAGCAACGGCTTCGGAACATTTAAGAGAAGAGCCTGCGATAATTGCGGACACATGAGAGCACAGATGCCCCTGAACTTTTGCGGATACTGCGGATATAAGATGACAAACGTGAAAGAAGTTGAAGAGGAAGACGGAACGCGGATCGGAGGATAAGACGATGAAGATAGTGATGAATGAGTTTGATGCAAACGATATAAACATCCTGGCTAAGTTGTGCAGGGAAGGGAAAATCCACAGCGTCTCAATAACAGATGATTATGACTGGAGACCGGTTAAAATGAGACCGCTCACTGAGGAAGAGAAAGAGGAATACTCAAAAGAGTTCTCCGAGGACGAGATGCCTGATGGTGTGTTCGACTGCGTTATGCCTGACGATGGGCAGCAGGTTCTCATCACAACAAAGTGGAGTGACGAGATAGATATAGATGTCTGCACAAGAGATCCTGATTACGGGATAGGACTTGAAGACCGAGGGGACTGGGACGGTGTCCTGGCATGGATGCCGGTACCGAAAATATACAAACAGGAGGGCGAGTCATGAACTATATTGCTGGTATACCCTATGAAGAAGGGCCGCAAGAGGGCTGTTGGAAGCTTTTGCCGGTAATCCTTACATCCTATCCTCCGAAGCATAAGTGGCAATGCAAACGCTGTGGCCATGAGGTAGTCACGGATGACTTGGCTTATCCTGCATTTCCTTGTGAGAAGTGCGGGGCCGGCTTGGAAGGAACAAACGAAGGCGAGTGGAAAGAAGATGCGTTTAGTATCATCTGCCCTTTCTGCGGCATGACGATTGATGATGAAGTGCGTTATCTCTATCCCGACAATTTTGATCTTAACTTCTGTCCCAACTGTGGCAAGAAACTAAGATGGAAAGGAGAAGAAGAATGAACTATACAGCAATTACCATTTGCGCGATCATCTGCGTTACCATTGCATTCATCTGCTGGACTGATAGACGGAGGCCGAAGGCATGAAGAAAAAGTCTATGTCTAAGAATAAGCTCACGGAATATATTCACGATCTGACCGGAGCTCCGTATAAGGAGGTCAGAGCTGTATGCAGAGCTGCGTACTGGGAGAAGGATATTGCAGTTGCCATTGCCCTCAACAGCCCTTTAATGACCAAAAAGATAAATAATGCTCTTGCTGAAGCTTGGTGTAATGCGGCAAACGCTATTGCTGATGTAGCTGAAGCATTGAGGGATAAACTAAACGTATCCTTATCAGCTCTTTCGGATTCTATGAGAAATTTGGCAGAACAGATAAAAATGTCTCAAGATGTCCCATAAGTTCATGATATTGTGTTAATAGAGATTTTAGCAAACGACTTGGGTTTTCATTATCGCCACACTCCAAGCTTCTTACAATGTTTGTTATGATCCTGCCTTATGTAAAGCCTGACAGCCAGATGTCAGGCTTTTTAATTGGATATGGCTTCATATTGATTTGTTATGGACGAATATAAAAGATTTTACGACAGTGCAGCATGGCAGATAAAACGCGAGCAGATCTTGAGCCGTGACTGTTATCAGTGCCAGATGTGTGTGGCACGTATAGAGGAAGCTGCACGAACAGGCAAGCAGCTGAGTCCGAGAGACAGACACATCCGAAGAGCTGTCTGTGTGCATCACATAATAGAACTCAAAGACTGCTGGGATAAGCGCCTTGATGATAACAACCTGACAAGCTTATGTGGTGACTGCCACAACCTTATTCACGGACGAACGGGGACAGACAAACTTCGTTACGCGAAAAAAACTGAAAGACTCACTGAAGAAAAATGGTGAGCCAGCCCCCCGGTCAAGAGGTGAATTATTTTAGGCCTGGGCCGAGCGGGGTGTTGGGGGCAGGAAGAGAGATTTATTGAGTTTCCTGTGGGAACCGGAAGGAATCCTTAATGATTTTTGTTATTTGTGGCCTGATCGGTGCAGGTAAGTCAAGTTATGCCAATGAGCATTATAAAAATGTAACCGAGTGTGAAAACGGAACAAAGTCAGACCAGGTCGCTGCCACTATCGGTTTCTACCGGGGCGGCGCTGATGTGGCGCACGTAACAACTTACCCCTCCGACGATGAACTGATAATGGCAGCTGATCTTCCGCCATCCGATGTGGAGTGGATCTGGATCGACACAGCTCCGGACCAGTGTCGGAAGAACATTATAGAAAGGAACAGACCGAGGGACATGAACGACCTCGGATTTGTAATAGAAAAGAACAAAAGATTGTGGAAGCGTTTCGCCGAGAGCCAGCTCCCGTTCCGACACGTGACCATATTCAAAACAACCGAGAGGTGGTAAACATGCCAAGAAAGTTTGGGGAACCCTTAATCAGGAAGTCACTCAACGAACAGCTTGTTGCCAAAAAGATGGATGCTGCTGTCTACAGAGATATGGTCGATAAATATATCGGCTACTGGCGGACGGCGAAGGCGCTCCAGGACGACATTGATAAGTATGGCGTCAGGATCACCAGTACATCGGGCAGCGGAGTGACTTGTGAAAAATTAAACGAATCAGTCCGTGAGCTCCCGAAGATAGTCAACGCGATGTTATCGATTCTCAAGAGTCTGGGACTACAGGAGCCTACCGTCCCGGAGGCAAATGATGGCTCAGATTATATGTAAAGAGATCAACGACTACATCGAATATGCCAAACAGCACCCAAAATGGATCAACAAAGATCGAAAGCTCCTGATCGAGAATATCGTCAAGCCTCTGCTCAAGAGGAAAGATGTGTTCTTCGACGAGGCTACATTCCGCCTCTGCATCCAGTTTTGTGAAGCAAACTACTACCCGTTGATTCCATTTCAGAAGTTCATCTATGCGATGGTCTTCTTTTATACGGATGAAACGAAGCAGTTCGCATACTTCAGGAAGTTCGTCATCCTCGAAGGCCGAGGAAACGGCAAGGACGGATTCATAGTCCCGCTGGCAAGCTTCCTGATGACTCCGCTCTACGGCGTCAAGAACTACAACGTTGAGATCGTGGCCAACGCTGAAGATCAGAGCAAGGACACGTTCAACGTCTGTTGGGATATGCTCGAAGCGCATAAGCAGAAGTTCAAGGGGAAGTTCTCCTGGACGAAAGAGATCATAGTCAACAATGTGACGAAAGCTTTCATGCGCTTCAACACTTCAGCTGCAGGAACGAAAGACGGTAAGAAGTGTGGAATGCTGATAATGAACGAGCTTCACGGTTATCAGGACTACTCGCAGATCAACGTCTTTGAGTCGGCGCAAGGTAAGATTCAGGCTCCGCGTGAGTTCATCATCACGACGCAAGGCTATGTCAGGGACGGCCCGCTGGATGACCAGCTGACACTCTGCGAAGACATCCTTCGGACCGGAGAGAACCCGCTCCGCATCTTTCCATTCCTTTGCAGACTGGATGACGAAAAGGAAGCGAATAACCCGGAGGCATGGCATAAAGCAAATCCGTCGCTTGAGTATTTCCCGATCCTGGCTGAAGAAGTAAAGATGAATTATATGGAAGCCAAGAGGCTTCCGTCAAAGTGGCCTGAGTTCATGACCAAGAGAATGAACATGCCGGCTGCGAAGAACGAAGCAACGATCACATCCTGGGAAAATATCCTTAGATGCTGCTATGACGACATCAAGAAAAAGACTCCCAGATACACACCGGACACCAAAGGCCAGCTCGCGATCGTGGGACTGGACTATGCGGACATCCGAGACTTTGCTTCAGCCGGTATCCTGACGGAGACAGACACGGGCGAGTTCATCTGGAGACAGCATACCTGGGTGAACAAACGGAGCCCGAAGTTCGAGTCCATCAAGTTTCCGTTGGCCAACTACGGCCTGCCGGAGTTTGAAGACTTCGAGATAGTGGATGCTCCCGTCATTCCGGTTGATGAGATCGTGAGTTATATAGTCAGGAACTATCTGAGAGACTACGACGTCAGGAAGATAGCGATGGATACATACAGATACACACTTTTCAAGCAGGCCTTCATTAACGAGGGCCTTTCTATTGAAGAGAAGAGCAACCCTCAGGGGATCGTCAGACTGATCCGAAAGCTCGGAGCTGCGACGGGAGTTATCGCGCCGTTCATCGAGCAGGCTTTTGCTAACGAGAAAGTCAACTACGGACCGTCCGCGATCATGAGATGGTACACGAATAACGTGGCGGTGGTCACGGACAAGTTCGGAAACAAACAGTTCGGAAAAATAGAACCCGAGCTGAGAAAGACAGACGGATTCATGGCTTTTGACGTGGCTATGTACTGCAAGGATGAGCTGGAGATCCCGACACTCTACATTTAAGGAGAAAGGCAATGGCATTTAGTTTTCCTTGGAGCAAGAAGAACCCTATCGAGGATGAGAAGGGACAGCTCCACGATTATATTGAGATCCTGACTAAAGATCTCGCACAGCTGAACGCATCAAAGTTCGCTATTCAGAAGTGCGTCGCTATGATCGCAAATGCTATCTCAAAGTCGGAGATCGTCATTCAGGGTAAGACAGGCCTCACATATAACGAGACGTATTATCGTTTGAACATTAAGCCGAACGATAACGAGACCGGTACCGAGTTCTGGGCGCGTGTGACCGAGAAGCTTCTCATTGAAAACGAGGCTCTTGTAGTTTTCACCCGCAACATGTTTTACCTGGCAGACAGTTGGGATGTTTCAAACGACATCCTCAGACCGAAGACATACACGAACATCAACCTCGTAGGCCCTGACGGTACGACATATCAGATCAACAAGCACTTCAAGTCTGACGAGGTCATGCACCTGAGGCTTCCAGAGAACAATAAGCGCCTCGATTATTTCAAGAATGTGGCACAACTCTATGACAAGACCACAACGACCATCTCTCAGGTGGTGCAGCTTACCAATGTTCCGAAGTTTGGCATCAACATCAACGGACAGACGAGACTTGTGGAGAAGACCGAGACCGGAGACAAGGTCGTAACGGGTAAGGAGTACGCATCAAGGATAATCAAGATGCTCTGTTCCGACAAAATCGAGGGCATCACGCTCCCGGAAGGCGTCAAGATCGAAAGTCTGAACGCGGGCGGCTCCAGCAATGTTGACGCAGCGAAGATCGATGCACTCGTCAAGGCTTCGGAGGAAGCATGCGCGAGAGCGTTCGATATTCCAAAGGCTGTTTACTTTGGAGAAATCACGGAAAAGAGCGATGCGACGAACGAGTTCATCACTTATGCAGTCAGCCCCATTGCGGAGTGTCTCAACGACGGCCTGAACGATCTGCTCGTTGGAGAGGATGATTATATTCAGCGCAATGAGCGCGTCTTTGTATTCCTGGCAAGGTTCAAGCACATCGACATTATCGATTCAGCTGACAAGCTCTCCAAGATGAGAGGCGACGGTTGGACATTGGATGAGATCTTCCATCTTATCGGATATCCGGAGATGCACACAGATTTCACATCTACCAGAGCACTGACGAAGAACTACGCAACGTCGGAAGACGCTGCCGAGTGATTCGCGGTCACATATAAATTTCTGAAGAAAGGAGGAATGGCTGATGGCTATTACTAAAGCGGTTGGCAAATACTTCTCGTTAGTAACTGACGATAAGGAAGAAGCTGCAGATCTTTATATCTTTGGTGATATCTGTGCGGATGCCTGGAAGTGGTATGAAACAGATACAAGCGCTGCTGACATCGTTCACGCCCTGCAGAATTTGACTGTGAAAGCAATCTGCGTTCACATCAACTCGAATGGCGGCGACGTATCACAGGGTCTTGCTATCTACAACACCCTCAAGAACTCAGGCATGGAAGTCACCACGATCGACGACGGTTTTGCTTGTTCTGCTGCGTCGGTGATCTTCATGGCAGGTACGAAGAGACAGATGAATAGCGCTTCACTGCTCATGATCCATAACGTGTGGACATACGGTGCGGGCAATTCGGAAGACTTCCGTAAGCTGGCGGATGATCTCGACACGATCAATCAGGCATCAGTTGAGGCATACAAGGCCGTGGCAACTATCCCGGAAGACAAGATCAAGGAACTCATGAACAACGAGACCTGGATCTCACCGAAGGAAGCAGTTGAGTATGGTTTTGCGACCGAGATACTGAACGCCGAGACAGAGGAAGAAAAACTGAAGCAGTCAGCGAGGTTACTTATCATGCAGAAATTTATTCAGGCTGAAGAGCCCAAGACAAACGATGCTGCTCGTATTGAAGACAGGCTGACGAAGCTCGAGGGAAAACTCGACCTTCTGATCGAGCAGACCGTTAAGATCCCGGCAGAACCTGACGGCAAAGAAACCGAAGAGAAGCCGAAAAAGACAAAGAAGGCGCCGAAGAGCGGCTTTGAAACATTATTTGAGTAAAGGAGAAACTTTCACATGAAGACTGAAATTCGTGAGAAGATCACAGAGATCTTCGAGAAGACAGAAGATAAGAATCTCGCAGTCCAGCAGGCTGTTGAGCTTATCGTTGAAAACAAGTATGGCGACCTCATCGCTCAGCTCCACGAAGAGAATGAGAAGCTTGAGATCGACAGAGAGTACCGTTCTGCTATGGGCATCCGCAAGCTCTCAGCTGAGGAGCAGAAGTTCTATCAGGCAGTCGCTACTTCATCCATCACGATCACCGATCAGGGCGACATCATCCCTACATCGATCATCGACAGAACCCTCGCAGATGTCAGGAAGGCTTCCGACGTTCTCGAGCTCGTCAACATGGCTCCCGCTGACGTTAAGAAGTGGATCACAGGATCTCACTCCGGTGCAGCTGTATGGGCAGGCATCTTCGATACCATCGACGGACTCATCAGCGGAGCTGTTGCAGGCGTTAATATCGATGCTAACAAGCTCACAGCTTATGTCCTTCTTCCGAAGGCTATCAAGGATCTCGCGCTTCCTTTCGTTGACGTTTACTTCCGTGCTATTCTCGCAGAAGCTATCCAGGACGGTCTCGAGAAGGGATACATCCAGGGCAACGGTAAGACAGCTCCTATCGGTATCATCAACCAGATCAACTCCGTTGCAGTTGACGGCACACACAACGCTAAGAGCCTCGTAACCATCACAGCTCTTTCTCCCGCTGGTCTCGCAACAGCTCGTCAGACTCTGTCTAACGGCGGTAAGAGAGCCATCAAGGAGTATGCGCTCATCTGCAACCCTCTCGACGAGGCAGCTTATATCGATCCCGCTATGATGCTTCTCACACCCGCAGGCTACATCGTAGCAACAGGCGTACCTATGAAGAAGTACGTTACTGTTAACTGCCCTCAGGGTAAGTCCATCATCACAGCGGCAGGCCTCTACACAATGGGTCTCACAAATCTCGGCGTTAAGGAGTACAGAGAGACAAAGGCTCTTGACGATGTTGACGTTCTCATCGCTAAGGCATACGGCAACGGCCGTGCTGATGACGATAACGCAGCTGTCGTTTTTGATCCTTCCAACCTCACACCTATCGCTCTTCCGGTAACGACTGACCCTTTTTGACCGTCTCCGCTTTGCCTGAAGACGGAGAGACAACTCTCTTTGGCAAGAAGGTTAGCGAGCTCCAGAGCGATGTTAACTTTGTCGGCGACAATATCCAGGGTACTTTGAAGTACGTAACAGGCTATACGGGATTTTCCGGAGATCCGGAACTGCAGGAAGGTAACTTCCTCGCGTTCAAGGTCGCTCCTTCTCTTGGAGAGGATGCAACCTACACGATCGAGGTCGTTAACGGTCACAGCGGTCCCGTTCAGCTTGACAGCGATATGAACGCCGTAATCAGAATCGAGCCCAACTCTACACAGTCTCTCAAGATTGTTGGAACAGTGGGCGAGAAGTCGGTTGAAAGAATCTACAGCTTTGCAGGCCTCACTCTTGAGGCTGAAAGCTGATATCGGAGGTAATGAACATGGCGGCGATCGATAATTTGGTTACAGAAGTAAAGACGGATTATCAGATCCCGTCGTTCATTTCTGACGAAACTATCAAGAGATACGCTGAAGAAGGAATTGCTTATTTCTCAAGCCTCATAGCGGGTACGCCTGACTATGAGGCTGATAAGCAGCTCCGTAGCTTGCTTAAAAACTATATCTACTATGCCTATGAGCATGTCACGAATGAGTTCCGTGATAATTTCCGGCAGATGATCCTCTCCTGGCAGTGGGAACATGAAGAACTGAAGACCGACGTCGAAGGCGGTGATTCCGATGCTTAAAAAGAAGCAGCATCCGCCGGCATACGTTGACGGTCAGCTCACGGTGTATGACATCGTGCAGTCCACGTCGATCCTGAATCCCGATTTCCCGGAGAGCAGTATCAAGGTCCGTGAGGGCCTTGGCCCCATCGCATACCGTGAGCTTGCCATCTTTGACAGAACACGTCTGTTGTTTGAGCAGGCAGGCAAGAAGGTAACGATGAAGGTGGCTATCCCGAGATGCTCACTGATATCGTCTGATAACGTAGTCGTTATCAACGGCGATCAGTTCAAGGTATTCAACGCGGCTGCCGTCCAGACTTCAGACGGATTTGATGAAACAGAGCTCACGCTTGAGACTCCGGAGGTGGAATATGCTGTCGAAGATTGAACTTTCAAACATGCTTCACCTGTTGGAGATTCCCGTCGGAGAGGGAGAACAGTTCCTCGATGACGCGAAGACCAAGACGAAAGTCTGTTACTGGGAATACGTCTGGACAGATCAGATGGCATCTGGCGATGATTACGAGAACATCGTCACGTATCAGATCAGCTTCAAGTCAGAAAAGCCGAGACATCCCAAGCTTATCGAGCTGAAGCACTATCTGAACGAGGCGGGAGAGCATCCTGTGTTCTATCACGAATACGTGAAAGGAACGAACGGCGCGGGATATTTCCACTCATACTGCAGCATTGACGTGCTTGAGGAACTCTAATGGGCTTTCATTCGTCAGGACTCAATACCAACTTTGAAGGGCTGGAGGATATCCAGCAGACATTGTTGGAAATGGCTCAAAAAGTAGATAAAGAACATTTGAAGGAAGCACTTTACGCAGGAGCTGCCGAGTGCGCTTCCGACGCCAACAAACTCCCGAAGCCTATATCCAGGATAAACAGTCCCGGATACACGCACCTTCTGGCTTCCATATCCGCGAGGATGATGGAAGGCGGAACTACGGGTGCAGAAGTAGGATGGGGAAAGTTCTACGGGCGTATGGTTGAAAAAGGCACGAGGAAGATGGCTCCAAGAGCGCATCTCATTCCAATGTTCGAAAAGAACGCAAACAACTACTATCAGAAGATAGTGGAAAAACTAAATCTTTAACAGGAGGAATATAGCATGGCTATTACAGAACTCAGGCCTAAGATCAAGCTGACTGTAGGCGCGCAGTATATCTGCTTTAATGAGGGTGATGCTAATGGCGACTGGGACGAGGACGCTTTTGAGTCTGATGTCTCAAAGTTCCCTACAGTCGTTCAGGCTGCCATCACAGACGAAGCAGATTCTTATGACGTGTACGCTTCCGGCGCTGTTTATGACTCTGATTCCAATGTCCTTTCAAGGACTATCGCAGTCACGAACGTCGCATTCGACGATAAGACGATCGCAAAAATGAGAGGCGAATCCGTTTCAACCAAGGGAGTTATCCTTGAAGGCGGAAACGGCGAGAGACCTTGGTTTGCTTACGGTATCGTCGAGATGAAGAAGGGCGGCGGACTTGTTCTCAGATGGTTCCCTAAGTGTAAGCTTACAGAGAACTCTGACGAGGCTGCTACATCTACTGCAAGCCACAGCGATCAGAACAGCACAATGAACATCAAGGCTTACCAGTTCAACACTGCTGGCAATACTGATGTTAAGGCGCCCGAGATCGCAGGCATCACGGAAGCTGCATTCTTTGCAAAGCCGTTACTTACAGCTGCAGAGGTTGAGGCACTCATCCCTAATCCCTGACACTTGTCTTGTAACACCCATAACACGGACGGCGGTTCTTTGAGAGCCGCCGTTTGCTATGGGTTTCATTTTTGTTATAGGAGTTACTAATTATGGAAATTAAAAACGCTATGGGTGCGCAGGACGTGTGGACGATGGTCTCACTTCTGCAGAAGGTAGATATTGTCGGCATGATCGACAGTATGACAGATGAAGATAAGAAGGTATTCAGCTATCAGCCTCCGATGAAACTCAAGGACGGGCAGCTGGTACCCAAATTGCTGAAAGAATATACCGAAGGCGAGCGAAGAGCTGCGGACAGTTACAATATCCATCAATACTCTTTCGCTATAAAAGCCATGGGTTTTGTCGTTCAGAACATAGATAAATGCAAGGATGACGTAAACAAGCTCCTTGCATCGGCATGCGGTGTCGAACCGAAAGAGATCGCCAACATGCCGAACGGTGTGGAATACATCAAACTCCTTCGTGATTTCCTGACAAGGGAGAGCACGAGGGATTTTTTTTCGGAAGCGTGGTCATTGCTCAGTGGAATGACGCCCAGTTTGGCGAATGCTTTCGAAGATATCAAGAGCCCGGACGCATCTTCCAAGTAAAGCTTGACCTCGGAGGCTTCTCTGATTTCGTTCTCTGGCTGTCCCAGGACATGATGTTTATCCAGGGCATGAAGGATGCACTATTCAACATTTTATTAAGTAGAGGTAAACAAGATGGCTGATGACATCAAGAAAGTAGGCATACAATTTACTGCTGAAGGTGCAGTAGATTTTCAGAAAAGCTTACAAAACGTATCAGCGGCGTCAAAGTCTGCCTATACAGACCTGAAATTAGCGCAGAGCCAGTACAACGAAAACACTTCGGCTGTTCAAAAGCTTACTGACAGCCAGAAGTATCTCGCATCTCAGACACAGGCATACTCGAGCAAGGTTCAGATCCTTACTGAACAGCTCGAAGAGATGAAGAAGGACGAGAATGCGAATCAGGAAGCCATTGCCAAGAAGGAAGACGAGCTCAAGAAGGCTCAAACCAAGCTGAACCAGTATGAAGGCCAGCTGAAGGAAGTCAATGCAGCTCTCAAGTCAGGCTCCGCCGCTATGAAGGAACTCGGCGATGCCGTGACGAAGACCGGAGATCAGATGCAGAAGGCCGGTACCGCGATGAGCAAGTATGTCACTGCTCCGATCGTGGCGGGCGCTGCGCTCTCGGTCAAGGCATGGAAGGAAGTCGATGAGGCTTACGATACCATCATTAAGAAGACCGGAGCCACGGGTGACGCTGCCGAGAGCCTGCAGAAGACCTGCGAGGATCTCGCAACTACTATTCCGACCTCGTTTGGCAATGCGGCCGAGGCTGTCGGTGAAGTAAATACGAGGTTCGGAGTAACTGATGAGAAACTCAAGGCACTTTCGAGCGATTTCATCAAGTTTGCTAATATAAACGGGACGAACGTCAGTACGTCGGTCGATAAGGTCCAGGCTACACTGGCATCCTTTAATCTGTCAGCTGATAAGGCGGGCGGATATCTCGATGTCCTGACAGCAGCTTCGCAGAAGACAGGTGTCGGAGTTGACCAGCTGGCTGATGACGTTAAGAACAACGCAACGGCCCTCAAGCAGATGGGATATTCACTTGAGGATGCCACGCTGTTCATGGCTAACCTTAATAAGAGCGGCATCGATTCGTCCACGGTCATGACGGGACTCAACAAGGCCCTTCAGAACGCAACGAAGGATGGAAAGGACATGAAGACGGCAATGGCCGAGCTTCAGACCAAGCTCCAGAACTCGAAGAACGATACCGATGCAATGAAGACCGCGATGGAACTCTTCGGAAAGAAGGCAGGTCCCGCTATTGCCCAGGCATGTGCAGAGGGTAGGCTTTCCTTTGAACAGCTCGGTGCGTCGATGGATGACTTCAAGGGCACTGTTGATAATACCTATGAAGGCATCACAGATCCGCTCGACAAGATCCAGACGTCAATGAATAACCTCAAGTCGGTCGGTATGAGCCTTGTCGAGACGATGGGACCGACTATCACGAAGGTTATTGACGCTGTATCCGGAAAGATAGAAAAGTTCAAGAAGGGATGGGACAGTCTCAGTCCTTCCATGCAGATGACAATTCTCAAGCTCCTCGGTATGGCTGCTGCCATCGGTCCGGTATTGCTCGGCGCGGGCAAGCTGACGAGCGGAGTCGGAGGCCTGATATCGAAGGCCGGATCTCTCGCAGGAGTTCTGGGAGAGAAGGGCCTGAGTGGGATCTTCGGAGGCTTGACGGGCAAGATAGGCATAATTATTGCCGTGATCGCTGCATTAGCGGCAGCGTTCACGCATTTATGGAGCACGAACGAAGACTTCCGGAACTCGATAACCGGGACCATCGCAACTCTGAAAGAAAACCTTGAACCCATCATCAAGCAGATCGGTGAGACCGTCTCCGGCTGGATTCCTCAGATCATGAGTCTGGTCCAGGAGCTCATGAACGCCCTGGCACCTATTTTCTCTGAGCTGGTCAGCCTGCTCGGACAGATCCTGCCTCCGATCCTGCAGTTCATTTCCGATGCCCTGATAGCCCTCACGCCGATAATAAATGATATTTTCAGTATTATCACGGCTTGCTTGCCGATAGTATCTCAGCTGATCCAGGCACTCTTCCCGATCTTTGAGACATTGTTCTCATTGCTTGGCGAGCTTCTGCCTGTCGTATCAACTCTGATTTCAAGCATCCTGGAAGCCATTGAGCCGCTCTTGCCACTGATAAAGGATCTCTTGACGGGCATCCTTTCCGCCGTGGTGGAAATAGTGAAATTTCTGGAGCCTTTCATCAAGATATTCCTTGAGGTCGTCATCGGAGGCGTAACAGAGCTCATAAAGATATTGAGTCCTGCCATCAAGACGTTCTGTGAGGTCGTTATCGGCGGCGTGGTCGCCTTTATCAAGCTCATCATCACGGCCTTCACCACGTTCGGAGACAATATCAAGACCATCTGGGGAGCTATCAAGGACACCGTTTCCAAGGTGGTCAGCACTATCAAGGACAAGGTCACGACCGTCTTCGGAGCCGTTAAGGACTTCGTCACGAACACGTTTGAGGGTATCAAGAACACTGCGACGAAGATCTGGGAAGGCATCAAGACGGCTATCGTAACTCCGATCGAGACGGCAAGAGATCTCATCAAGAAGATCGTTGATGCCATTAAGGGCTTCTTCTCGAACATCAAGTTCGAGTGGCCGAAGCTCAAGTTGCCTCACTTCGGTATTCAGCCGAAAGGATGGAAGATCGGAGATCTCATCAAGGGCTCCATCCCGAAGCTCACTGTTGAATGGTACGCAAAGGCCATGAACGCGGCTCGTATCCTGAGACGTCCGACTATATTCGGAGCACAGGACGGACAGCTTCTCGGCGGTGGTGAGGCGGGCTCAGAGGTTATTGCAGGCGAACAGCATCTGTATAACATGATCCGTCAGGCTTCACAGGGCGAGACCACTATCAATAACTATTTCAATATTTACGCTCAGCCCGGTACTGATATTCAGGAGCTGGGTGAGCAGATCATGGAATATATCACCCAGAGCATTAAGCGGAGGCAGTTAGGATTAACATGAAAAAAGATATCTTTACTTTCAATGGCGAGACATCCTCAGATCACGGACTGATGCTCGAAGAAGCGGATATTTTCCCCGCGCCTAAAAGACGTCAGACAGTAGTCACTATCCCGGGTAAGAGCGGAAGCATTATCCGGGATGAAGGCTGCTGGGATGATGTCCCGGTCAAGTATCAGGTGTCGCTCCGCCGTGATCTTCCTATCAGATGGCAGGATGTTTTGTCCTGGCTTTCGCTTTGTCAGGGATACTGCAGGCTTGAGAACTCCATCCAGCCCGAACACTTCAGGCTTGCGTACTATCAGGGCGGCATCGACGTTCAGCAGCTGCGCACGTTCAAGTCAGCAAGGACAGTGATCGAGTTCACGGCACGTCCCGAGTTGTATCTGAAGGACGGAGAGATTCCCGTTACCATCGAAAGAGGCGCTAATGAGAGTGCGACTGCAGTGATCGTAAATCCGACGATGTATGAGGCCAAGCCTCTCATCAAGGTCATGGGTACCGGCAATGGAACCATAACCATTCAGGGACAGACCATGACCATCACAGGCATGGCCGATTATCTGTATATCGACTGCGAGGAGCAGGACGTTTACAGACTCCGCGCAGAGAATAAGAACTCACTGGCAAGCGGAGTATTCCCGGATATCGTTCCGGGTGAGAACAACATTGTTATAACAGGTTTCACGAGTGTGGAGATCGTTCCGAGGTTCTACACTCTTTAAGGAGATAGTATGGCTTATCCAGTTCTTTATGCTTCAATAGTACCCGGGACCGTCCCGACAGATCTCGGCCTCGGTGTATTATCTCCTATCAGCTGTTATGTTGAGGAGTCAAGGAACGGCATATATGAGCTGCAGATGGTTTATCCTGCCAACGGCCTGCATGCCTCCGAGATCGCCACAAGGCGACTCATCAAGGCTAAGCCGAACTTCACGGATGATCCGCAGCTCTTCAGGATCTACAAAGTAGGGAAGACGCTGAACGGCCAGTTTTCCGTCTATGCCCGTCATATTTCCTATGGATTGGATGATCTCACTATCGTATCCGGTACAGCTGACAACGTAGTTGCTGCATGTTTGTTACTGCAGGCAGCTGCTCCCGGATATACATTCTCGACGGATAAGTCAGGCTCAGGGGCTTTTGAGATCACGGAGCCTTCTTCTGTCAGATCGTGGCTCGCAGGGAAAAAGGGCTCACTCCTCGACGTATATGGTACGGGTGAGTATTACTTCAATAATTTCAACGTGCAGCTCAAACTGCACAGAGGCGTAACCACGCCCAGAACTACGATCAGATACGGCAAGAACCTCATGCAGCTCTCCCAGGAACTGTCATCGGAGAACCTCGCCACTTCAATTCAGGCATATTACAAGTCCACCGACGGCGATCTGGTCGTTGGTAATGAGATCTCGACAGGGCTCACGCTGGATGCACCGGTGAAGAAGCTTATTGACTGTTCTCAGGACTTTGAAGAAACTCCGTCAGTCGCTGACCTTGATGCAGCGGCTACGGCATATATCAGCGGTCACGAGCTGACTGTACCGACGAATAACATCACTCTGGACTTTGCACAGATAGATTCACTCACAGAGCGCGTCGATCTCTGCGATATGGTTAACATCTACTATGCAGCATACGGCATCACGGCAACGGCAAAGTGCATCCGTACCAAGTGGGATGTTTTACAGGAGCGTTATGTTGAGACCGAGTTCGGAGATGCGAAGACTACGCTCTCGGATCTCCTTGATAATAACGAAGCTATTGCGGACGCGGAAGCAACAGCTGCTTCTGCATTGGCAGTGGCAAACTCGAAGAAGAGAGTATTCACCACAACTCCGGTGCCTCCGTATGATACCAACGATATCTGGATAAATGAAGAGAAGATCTTCTACTGCAATACTGCGAAGAAGACAGGCCAGGTCTTCAGCGAAGACGACTGGTCAGAAGTCGATACTGTTGACAGCACGGCTATGGCAGACGCCATCAGTCATGCTTCAGCTCTTATCACAGGCAATGCAGGCGGATACGTCATCCTTCACGATGCTGACGGCGACGGGAGCCCTGACGAGCTCTTAGTGGTCAACTATCCCGATATCGACGATGCGAGATGCAACAGGGTATGGAGATGGAACCTCGGAGGCCTGGGCTTTGCAAACAGCTATGCCTCCGACGATTACCGTACTGCTCTGACAGCTGACGGACGCATAAACGCTGACATGATTACGACAGGAACGCTCAATGCGAGTCTGGCCAAGATCATCAACCTGTCAGCAACCATGTTCACGGGTTCGACTATCACTCTGGGTGGATATGAGGATCAGGATGGAAAGATGCTCATCAAGAACTCCCAGAACGTCACGATCGGAACCATCGACACGAACGGCATGGAGTTCTTTGGCGAAGCGGTCGGAGGCGTGACGCCTTCCGTAGTCTTTGACAAGAACGGTATGACCGGATACTCGGATAAGGATCATAAGGATACTTCTGCAATATTCTGGACAAAGAAGAATGAATTTCACATGAAAAATGCAGTAGTCGAGAATGAAGCATCCTTCGGAGGCAAGATCAGGTTCGTTCCACTTCAGAATAGTACGAATAATGGTATTGCTATCGTAAAGGCGGTGTGATATGGCTTCAAGCGGTAATTTCAGTACAAATAAATACAGCGGAAGCTTAGGCACGTGCGGTCTTAATCTTTCTTGGTCGATAACGTCACAGAATATCGTTAACAATACTTCAACTATCCACTGGGTATTGAAGTCTAACGGTACGATGGGCAGCGGCCAGTGGTACAAGGCAGGCCCCGTCACGGTAGTCATCGGCGGAAAGACCGTGCTCAGTATTTCGTCCCGTTTCAACATGAACGGAAGCGGCGGCTTTTCCAGGAACGGAAATGTGGTCATCACTCACAATGAGGATGGTTCAAAATCCGTATCCATGTCGGTCAAGGCTGCCATCTACTCGGCATCCGTTAACTGCACCGGTTCGAAATCGTACACGCTCACGAAGATCAACAGGTATGCGCTCATCAATTCCGCAACGGATTTCAATGATGAAGGCAACCCGACGATCACATACAGCAACCCTGCCGGCGGTGATCTCGTCTCCGGTATCATGGCCAGACTGAAATGGCTGAATGTAGACGGTGTTACGGAAGAAACAACGGAGTGGTCAGAACGGCTAAGCGATGAGGGCGGTACATATACCTTTGACCTTGACAGTTATCGTAATGCTCTGAGAGCTGCATGCCCTGACAGCAATTCGCTGTCCGTCACTGTTGACCTCAAGTCAACGATGAGCGGTACGGAATATCACGATACCAAAGTGATCCAGATGAGCATCGTGAACGCAGCTCCGCAGGCGGGCGCGGTCACGTTTGAGGATACCAACTCGGCTGTCTCCGGAGTAACCGGAGATGACCAGATAATAGTTCAGGGACAGTCAACGCTGCATATCGTCACGGCTGCATCCACGGCCTTGAAGGGCGCGAGCATATCGAGCTATGTAATCAACTTCGGCGGCGTGAATTATGACATCACGAGTGATCGATACCTGGACATCATCAAGCCAACGTACTCAGGCACGTTCGTTGCGACTGTAACAACAACGGACAGCCGTGGCAATACTGCAACGGCTACGGCGACCATCGTTATCACGCCCTGGACGGCTCCGTCAGCTGACTGCACTGCCGAGCGTGTAAACGGCTTTGAAACAAATACGGTCCTGACGGTAGATGGAACGATATCAGCTGTCACGGGCAGTTCAATGGAGATCTCCGAGAGACATAGGAAGGCCGGAGGCTCCTGGATCGGCCCGAGCCCTGTCACGAATAACACACCGACGACACTCTCACTCGACTATGCGGATGAGTGGGAGATCGAGGTCAGCGTTTCAGACAGCTTCACGACTTTAACTCCGACGGTATATGTTCTCCCGGTAGGAAAGGGCATCCCGCCAGCCTTCGTCGATGTTGATTTGAACTCGTTTGGCGTTAACGGATTCCCTGATGATAATGACCAGCTTTTTGTGGGCGGAAATGGTCACATCAAAGTGGAAGACATCCCAAATAATGGAGCCGTAATCCTGCCTCATAAATATTCGTCAACTCCGCAGATAGTCGGCTACTGGACAGACGGAAGAGCGATCTGGGAAGAGACGATAGATCTTTCATCATCTGTCACGATCAATGCAAATACGTGGAATAACGCTGTATATACCTTCGACTCGGCCGTAACCGTTGTCAATGCGGAAGCCTATTACATAAACAGCCAAACAGGAATTATAAATTACTGGGCGTTCATGGCATCAGGCACCTCGACAGACGGATTAAAGCTCACCCTTTATAACTCGAGAGATGTTTCATGCGAGGTCACGCGCATCGTCGTTCGATACTTAAAACCAAGTACATAAATAAAGGAGGAAAATGATGCAAACCATTAACTTGAATCTCGTTCCGGGAAAAGTCAGGCCGGTTGTGCATGCTTCACAGTACGACGTCGGAAGAACGTTCCGATGCAATCTGTTCGACGGAAGCCTGGCATATACGCTCGACAATGCCGCGGAGGTCTCGATCGAAGGTCAGAAGCCTGACAGCTGTATCTTCATTTATGAAGTATCTCACGGCGCCACGTCTTATGTAGACATCACTACCACCGAACAGATGACGGCTGTATCCGGAATTACCGAGTGCGAGCTGAGAATCAGACTGAACGGATCTGACGTCGGCACTGCCAACTTCCTGCTCGAAGTCGAAAAGGCTTCAACCGAGAATGGCGTTATATCTGAATCTGATATTTCGCTTCTCAGAGAGGTTGAAAACGCGACTGAGTCTGCAAGGACAGATGCGATGGGTGCCGCAAACTCAGCCGCAGCATCCGCGGCAGATGCCGAAGATTCAGCGGCGGCTGCGGCTATATCAGAAGAACAGGCGGCGGCATGGGCGGCTTCAGCGACTAAGAAGCTGACGTTCTGGAGAGATCCGATAGACAACGGCCTTAACTGGACTTATGACCCCGATCTACCCGAATAATAAATAGGAGGAATAATAAAATGGCAGCAGAAACAGGAAACTTTCCACGCGACGCATCAATCATGGAGATCGCTGCCCAGCTCATTCATCAGAATACCATCCTCGAGCGCATGGCTATTGCTCAGGGTGCTACGTTGCCTGATGTTGACTGGAATGAGATCGCAGAGATTGTAAGAGGCGGAAATGCTTCAAGAGATTTCAGCATCGGCGATCAGATCGTTGACAGCTGGACAGATCAGAATAATGTCAAGTACGCATTTCCTTGGGATGTAGTTGCTTTCGGCAACTTTGAGAAGCATGACGGCTCCGTAGTCCCGGGCATGGTCCTTCAGGCTCACTATTGTGATCCCGTTGCTATGCCGTTCTCGGGTTATGCAGCGCTTCTTCATTGCCCGTCAGGACTCGCACCCGGCACTTATCACTTCAAGTGTTCTGCGACTTGGGGCAGCATAACTGCGAATACTGATTATCAGTTCACACTTACTAATGCGGTACCGGAAGGCGGTCTCGTTTGCGGACCTCAGAACTGGCCTGACGTTGCGATTGCAAACTGGAAAATCACGACCTATGCAAGCAACACTTCCACAACACCGATCGAACAGGTTGCTCTGACAGCAGGAAACGGCGGAACGGATCTCGGAACGTTCACTCAGGGCTATTCATCTGCTACGATGAACGGCTTCCAGACAACTGCATACGGCTACAACAGATGGTCAAAGTCAGCCATCAGACAGTGGCTCAATTCCGAAGCAGCTGCAGGCGCTTGGTGGCATCCGCAGACTGTCTGGGATATGGCACCGTCAAAGGCAGCACAGCAGAGAGGCTTCCTCGGAGGCTTCTCTGACGACTTCAAGCACATCCTGCACGAGACGAAGATCAAGACAGCTCTGAATAACTTTGATAAGACATCGGAGGGCGTAGGCTATGAATATACCTACGATAAGCTCTTCCTGCCTGCTCTCGAAGAGATGTATATCACCCCTCAGGCAACCGACAGCGAGTCGGAGGGAGCTTACTGGGAATACTACAAGGAACTGAACGGCACCGGCACGAAGTATGCGCAGTATGGTACCTATCCCGAGCTTATCAAGTATGCTCTTAGTAACCATGCTTCAGCTCAATACCAGCGTTTGCGTTCGGCCCTTAGGGGCTACTCTTACGGTGCTTGGCATGTCAATCCTTCAGGCAATGTCGGCAACTACGGCGCTATCGACGCCCTCGCGTGTGCTCCCGCTTGTATAATCTGCTAATCTTGATAATCGCCGCCCGACACCTCGGGCGGCATATATTTATACTTATTCTTTAGAAAGGAGTTAATAAATCAGTGAGCGTACCCGCAAGTCGCAGAAATGAGAACCAGACGCTGAAGACGTTGCTTTTGACAATGGACCTCGCGTATTACGCGGTCAAGATATGCTGCAACGAGAATGTATTCCTACCAAAGTACAGGAACGCAGTCACGGACGATCTGATAAGGCTTGCCAAGGACATTTATATAAACTGCAGAACTGCTAACGGGATCAGAGTCTCGACTATTGAAGACCTGGCATCGAGAAGCAGGCTCCAGCTGCAGGCTAAAGCTGATTGTGACACTCTGATAGCCGAGCTTGATATAGCAAAGCGTGTATTCCATCTGTCGGGCCGCCGCATACAATACTGGGCGGGAAAGACGATAGAATGCCGTGAGTATATCACGCGATGGCGGGAATCTGATATCAAGCACTTCAAGGAGCGCTCTGATATAGGGACGTAGGCTACAAAGCATTGAGGCGTTTGCGTTCGGCCAATAGGGGCAACTCTAACAATACATGGAATGTCAATACTTCAGGCAATGTCAACAACAACAACGCAATCAACGCCCTCGCGTGTGCTCCCGATCGTTTCTTCTCCGAGACATAAAGACCTCTGCATAGCACTGGTGCTCTCAAAGTAGACACAAGGAGCCGAACTCCCTGGAGACACCAAGTCTCTGAACAATACAGCGGTGACGCGGAAGACGATGGTTCAGTCCGCTATAAGCGCCGCTGATTTATTCTTTACAACTAATGATGGATTATGAAGAGCTCATCGACTTTGATGCGCTCTATAACTCTATGCTCAAATGCCGTAAAGGTGTTTCATGGAAGCCTTCCGTTGCGCACTTCCTTCTTAATCCGCTCGAAGAGTGCATCAAGCTCTCGAATGAGCTGAAGGACGGAACATACAAGGCCAAACAGCCGAGACGGTTCACGGTATTCACGCCGAAACGCCGTGAGATAGTCTCTATCGCATTCAGAGACCGCGTATATCAGCGATCACTGAACGATAACGCAGTTTATCCTGCAATGGTCAAGAGCTTCGTGAACGCAAACTGTGCGTGTCAGAAGGGCAAGGGTACGGATTATGCCAGGAACTTGTTCACAAACATGCTGCGGAGGTTCTACCGGAAGCACGGACTGAATGGATATATCCTTCAGTGTGACATCCATGGCTATTATCCGACGATGAGTCACGCTCTGGCCGAGAAGACGTTTGAAGAAAAGCTCTCGGGCAAGACCTTCGAAGCGGTCCAGAAAGTGATCCGGCAGCAGTATGACGGCGATACGGGATTTAATCCCGGTTCACAGATGATCCAGATCGCAGGAATATCCGTCCTGAACGGAATGGATCACTTCATTAAGGAAAAGCTCTGCTGCAGATATTACGTGCGCTATATGGATGATTTCATAATCCTTGAATCTGATCTGACCAGGATTCAGATGGTCGAAACAAACATCGGATTATATCTCGCCGGTCTCGGCTTTCAATTTAATCCGAAGAAAACGAGGATACAGGGCATCGGAGAACCGATAAACTTCCTCGGCTTCGACTATAAGCTGACGAAGACGGGAAAAGTCATCAAGAACCTCTTTCCCGGAAATCCGAAACGCGAGAGACGGAGACTGGTAAGACAGGCCCGGTGCGGAGCTGATATCCAGAACTGTTATCAGGGATGGAGAGCTCACGCCTTGAAGGGTAACACAAACGGAATAATCAAACGAATGGACAAATTTTATAAGGAGGTATCTCAAAATGCCCAAAATCGTAAGACCAACACAGTCGATCAGGGACCGTGCTGCAGCTGAACATGCTATTGCACAGTCTCTCAAGAATGAGGCCAACATCGAGTTCATCGCTCTCATGACGGATGTCGAGTTGCCTGACAATGCAGAGGAGGGACTTAACAATGCTGACGCCTAAACAGATCGAGAAGTATAAGAAGTTCTATCAGGAAGGACTCTGGACCAAAGCCATGATCGACGAGCTCTATGAGAAGGAAAAGATCACGGCAAAAGAAAGGGACGAGATCCTCGGCGAAGATTAAAAAGAGCTCGGAGGGTATAGAAAGAAATGGACACTGTCATTCAATTCACTCCGGCTCAGCTGATAGCCGTCGCAGCTGCGATCATAACTGTCTCAACAGCTGCAGGCATCATTATCAACCTCATCAGTAAGCTGAAGGAACCCGAAAAGAAGCAGGATGACCGCATAACGAAATGTGAAGCCAGACTCGACAAGACGGACATTGTCCTTGAGAAGTTCAAGAGCTTCTTTTCAAACGATGAAAAGCGCTTCAAGGAGATCGAAGAAGGAAACAAGATCACCCAGACGGCGATCCTGGCACTTCTGAAGCATTCCATCAACGGCAACGATACGAAGGCCCTGAAAGATGCGGAGAAGAACCTTGAAGAGTATCTGATAAACAGATGATTATCCGTGAGTTCCTGAAGTTCCTGATCGTGAGCTTCTTCGTGGCTATTTTGGCCATACTCATATTTGCAACAAATAACAATGAATAGGAGGAAATAATATGAACAATCTCGGATTTATAGCATTCCCGGCTATTGTGGTGCTCTGCTATCTCGTAGGTGCTACTTTCAAGGCCATCAACAACGAAACTCTGAACAAGTTTATCCCGATGATCTGCGGATTCGTCGGAGGCGTTCTCGGAGTTATCGTCTACAAGACCATCCCCGGATACATTCCTGCGGATAACTGGCTTATGGCACTTGCCATCGGTATCGTGAGCGGTTTTGCTTCCACCGGTATCAACCAGGTGTATCAGCAGTTCACGAAGGAAGAGTATTACGAGATGGATACCGACGAAGATCTGCCTGTTGATGAAGGTGAAGACGAGAAAGAGGTATCCTGATATGGCTTCCGCGTCAGTAACCAAAAGCGTCAATAAGGCGAAATCTCTCAATGGTGCAAGTGAAAGCAACGGACGCGCCCAGAAAGAGGTCGGGAATCCTTATTCAAAGTGCGTTGGCTACAAGTTTAATGTAAAAACTCACGCCTGGTGTCAGGCTATGAATGTAGCAATCGACTTCGTTACGAAAACCGTCAAGCGGTTTACTACCACGGCGGGCTGCCGTCAGGCAGTCAAATGGTTCAAAAACAAGAAGCACTGGTATAAGAAGGGCAGCACCCCGAAGCTTGGAGATCAGGTTTATTACGACTTCAAGCGCAAGAAGCCAAAGTATGCGACGCATACAGGCAAGATTATCAGTGTGAACACAAAAAAACATACGTGCGTGGCCGAGGAAGGCAACGTATCGAATACCACAAAGAAAAGGTGCTTCAATTACCTGACATACAAGTATCTGTTGGGATTTGGCAGACCTTTTTATAAATAGTCCATCTTGGAACTCCTAAATAGAAAGAGCCCTCAGCTTCGTGCTGGGGGCTTTTTCCATTGGGCGAACATTTCTACTGATGAAGGTAGTGATAAAAGTCTATCACATTTTGCCCGAAATTTGCCCGAAGCGGGAGGGCAAAACCCGCAAAGCCTTACGGAAAGCCTGTTTTATTGGT